AAACCCCTAAATCTTTTATATTTATACATGTAGAATTATTTCCTGAACCGTCACTTGCCCACCAATCAGGACACTCAGGTACAATTGGTGGCCATTTAACCTTATTTTTTGACACGGATAAAGCAATACCAATAATTACTAAAGCAATAATTAAAATAATAATAGCAGCATATAAAACTATTTTTTGAAAATTACCAATTCCCATTGTATATAAAATAAATATATATAATTTTTTCTATAAGTATATATAATTTTTTTATAAGAGTAATATAAATGAATAAAACAACCAATGGTAGAGTAGATATAAAAACTCCTAATACTTCCGATTTATTTAAAATGTATGACAAAATACCTGCTAACCAATGTGTAACATTTAGGAACCCAACCGAAGGATTATGGGATGAGACACGACTATCAGTAGCTTTTTTTTCTAAACAAAATATCCAAATTTTACAAAATGGGATTCGTGCTGGTGTTTATAAAAAATCAAACGGACAGTATACGATTGGTCCTCAAGATTGTGACTCTTTAAAGATAATTATGCGAAGTGTTTATTTACAGTATGCAGCCAATCAACTTGCTAATATTCCTGAGCAAATTAATGAATTAAACCAAATGGTTTTGAATTATTGTGTTCAACAAGTTTATAGTGAAGCACAAGGATATATGAAATACATAGATGATGCAAGTACATTAGTTGTACCTATTGCTCATCCAATCATGGCAGATAATACAGACAGACAATTATTTTTAAAATCATGGTTCTAAATATTTTTTCTAATTTTTAAAATAAATAAAAATAAATATTACTAATATACAAACATGACAATTATTAATGGAATCAATATTAACAATATTCATTATAAAGTAAATGATATTAAACTAGCTATTGCAAATAGTGTTCGGATTGAAGAAAAATTGAATGTAATTATTGTTATTTCAAATCCATGTTTATATGCTAAAAGATATATTTTAATGAAAGAATTTATAAAACGAATAAATAATGAGGAAAAAAATGTAAATTTGTTTGTGGTAGAAATGATTTATGAAAACCAAAAATTCATTATTACTTCTGATAAAAATAAAAATCATCTACAATTAAAAACAAATACACCTTTATGGCACAAAGAAAATATGATTAATTTAGGAGTAAAATATTTATTACCAAAAAATTATAAAGCATTTGCATGGATAGATGCTGATGTTGAATTTGAAAATAATTCTTGGGCACTAGATACGTTAAAAATATTAAATGGTTCAAAAGACATTGTTCAATTATTTAGTCATTGTCTTGACATGGATCCCGAAAAAAATAATTTGAATATTTATAATAGTTTCGGATACAGTTTCAATAAAAATAAAAAATATAGTGGAAACGGATTAGATCACTGGCATCCTGGATATGCTTGGGCAATGACACGTAAAGCTTATGAGCAAATTGGAGGATTATACGATAAAGGAATATTAGGATCAGGTGATAGTATTATGTCTTTATCATTTATCAATAAATCTCATGGTATGACCAATAATAGTTATCATAAAGATTATACTAATAGTATTTTAGAGTATCAAAATAAACTAAGTACGCTAAGATTAGGATATGTACCAGGTGTAATTAGACATTACTACCATGGGACCAAAAAAAATAGACAATATACTGAAAGATGGGCAATTTTAAAAAAACATAATTATTCTCCTCTTATTCATGTAACATATGATGAAAAAGGAATTATTATTCCTACAGATTTATTTACAAATCAATTCAAAGAAGACATTATGAATTATTTTAGAGAGAGAAAAGAAGATGAGTAAAAAGAATTAGAAAAAAGAATTAGAAAAAATAATCATATAAAAAGATTTTTTATATGATTTTATAAAAGAGACAAAATGCAAATTTTTGTAAAAACACTTACTGGAAAAACTATTACATTGGAAGTTGAACCAAATGATACCATTGATGCAGTCAAACAAAAAATACAAGATAAAGAAGGTATTCCTCCTGACCAACAGCGATTAATATTCGCTGGAAAACAGTTAGAAGATGGACGTTCATTAACTGACTATAATATTCAAAAAGAATCTACTTTACATCTTGTTTTACGATTACGTGGTGGTTAAATAAAATTATAAAATATTTTTCACATTATTTTATAGATAATTTTATACATTATTTACAGGTTTTTTTTGTAATACTTTTTTAACACCTGTAGATACTATTTTTTTTTTCATGATTTTAATATCTCCTGAATCATTCATCAATCTTTCTCTCTCTTCTTTGTATTCCAAATATTCTTGTAATAATTTATCTAATTCACCTTCCCACATTTGATAAATGGTTGTATTTTTTATAGTAGTTAATTCTATTTCTTTATTACTATAATCCGCGTTTAATTTTTGAACATTTTCTTCTGTAACACTATCCATTGGCATTTTTATTAAATATTTAAATTCTGTATCATCATTCATGATATCATATTTTTTACTAATTAATAAATTTAATATCTCCTCTTTCTTTTTCTTTCGTAAATCAATGGTATCATTTAAAATTTCACTAATGTATCTTGATTTGTTACGTAACAAAAGCAGTTCTTTTTCTAAAGAAGAGATAATATACTCCTTTCTAGTTTGATACATTTTTAAACGTGTGACATAATAGTCATCAATAATTTCTTCTACGGATTCGTATTTATGTAATTTATCATTTGCATTGAATAAATGCATATTTGTAGAAGTATTTGTTGTATATAATTTTAAAATCTTTTGAATACCATTACACCCATAGTCCGCTTTCATTAATTCAACTTCTTCTAGTTTTCCTTTTGCAAATTCAATTGTAAAATCAACATTTACATCTTTACTCATGTCATCATAATCTTTAATTACAGAAACACTTTTTTTTCCATCTTTTCCCACTTCTGGTTCAATTAATTTTTCAAGTAATTCTTTGAAATCTTCTGTCCAAAATCCAATTGGGAGTTCAGTGACTCTTATTTTATCTGTTCCGACTTTTTCATAACAACCTTTAATTAAGAATTTACCATTTTCTATTTGTTCAATGGTTCCTTTAAATCCTTCATAATAAGGAATAAATGGACTAGATTTATTATTACTACTAATTGTTGGTCCTTTTAATTTATCTTTAATATAACTAATAATTTCTAGAGGATTATAACACATAATATCTGTACTAAACCCTGTTCCAATCCCTTTTGATCCATTCACTAAGACCATTGGAATAATAGGAACATAGTACAATGGTTCAACCATTTGTCCATCATCATTTAAATATTCTAAAATAGGATCATCAAGTGTAGGATAAATAGTTCGTGTGATTTTATTTAACATTGTAAATATATATCTTTCAGAAGCACTATCTTTTCCACCTTGCAATCTGGTTCCAAATTGTCCATTCGGTAAAAGCAAATTAATATTATTGGAACCAACAAAGTTTTGAGCCATTCCAACAATGGCTCCATTTAAACTTGCTTCACCATGATGATATCCTGAATGTTCAGAGACATAACCACTAAATTGTGCCACTTTAATTTCACTTGTTAAATTCTTTTTAAAAGCAGAATATAATATTTTTCGTAAACTAATTTTTAATCCATCCATCAAATTCGGAATACTACGATCACAATCATATTTTGAAAAATGAATTAATTCTTTATGAATAAACTCTTCATAAGAGACACTAGACTTTGCTGTATCAAGATAAGATTTACGCTCATAGTTTTCTAACCAACCCTTCCTATCATCTGCTCTTTTTTTATTAAAAACCATATCAATTGCATTTACAGTATTTTTACCACTATGTTCAAAACCGACGATTTTCTTTTTTTCAAAATATTCACGAAATTCTTTTCCAGTACTCGTACCTAACCCTTTATAATATTTAATTTTCCAGCCTTTTACATCATTTGTTTCTTTCCATTTTTCATACTCACCATCATTATAAAATTGCAATTCATTGGAATTTTTGGTTGCTTTTAAAATGGGCGTATTCATAAACCCAATAAATCCCGGAATCTCTGTTAAAGATGACCATTCTGAATCAAATAGATTAATACCTAATCCTTTAATGTGACTTCCATCTAAATCTTGATCTGTCATAAAGAGTATCTTACCGTATCTTAAATTTTTATAAACGTCTTCAATATGATTATACTTTTTCCCTGATTCCAATCCTAATATTTTTTTAATTTCTGCAATTTCTTTATTTTCAGAAATCTTTTTCACATTTTCACCACGAACATTTAATATCTTACCTTTCATTGGATAAACACCCATTGTATTACGATCATCTGAAGACAATCCAGAAATAATACCTGCTTTCGCTGAATCTCCTTCACAAAAGATAATAATACAATCTTTTGACTTATCTGTACCTGCCCAATTCGCATCCGTTAATTTAGGAATTCCACGAACATTTTTACTTTTTGTTCCATCTGTCTTTTTTGCAGCCTTATTTTCTTTGACTTCTGTTAAAGCACATGCTGCATCCATGACACCCATTTTTGCAACTTTTTCTATAAATTTATCCGTTACTTCGCATTTAGAACCAAATTTTGAAGAAGGAGTATTCATATAATCTTTGGTTTGACTATCAAATGCAGGATTTTCTACATCACATCTTATAAATAAAATTAGCTGTTCTTTCACACTATTCGGATTCACTTTTATTTTTTTTTTCTTTTCAATATATTCAACTAGTTTTCGTGTGATTTGATTTAGAATGTACTCTACATGTTTACCTCCTTTTGCAGTATGAATCCCGTTTACAAAAGAAACCTGGGCGAATTCATTGGTAGACGTTAATGCAACTGCATATTCCCAACGCTCACCATTTTCTTCATACACTCTTGGAGATACACTTTTATCTCCAATATACATATCAATATACTGTTGAAAATTTTTAATCGGAATCAATTTAGAATTACATTTTACTTTTAATGATTTATCCGTAATAGCAGCAATATCATAGATTCTTTTTTTTAATAGACAAATAAAGTCACTACTTAGTCCGGTTATACCAAGACGTTGATAGTCAGGCTTAAATACAATTTTCGTATATGGTTTTGTCTTACATTTCGTAATTGTTGGCTTACCTATTTCATCTAAATTATTTTTAAATTCTTGAGTATACTTTAATCCACGAATATGATCAACGGTTTCTACATAACCATAGGTGGACCATATAAGAACTAATTTAAACCCAAATCCGTTTTTCCCACCGACAATTTTTTTTTCTGTTTTGTCATAGTTGGTGGAAGTACGAAGATGACCAAATATTAATTCAGGAATCCATACTTTGTGTTCAGGATGTTGTGCAACATCAATTCCATTTCCGTCATTTATCATAATAATCGTTCCATCATCTTGAATAGATATATCAATGTTTGTGACAGGTAGAATATTTTCCTGATTATTTAATATAGCTTGTTGCATTCTTACAACATGATCTCTACAATTAACTATTCCTTCATCAAATAATTTAAATAAGCCAGGAATGTATTTAATATTTTTTTCTATAATTTTATCTTCATTTAGGTTTAAAATCCACACATCAGAGTCTATTTCTTCCACAGAACCAATGTATGTATCTGGGTTATCCAAAATATGCTGTTTGTCAGATTTTTGTTGATACTTATTTGCAAGAATTGAGTCACTAGTATTCATTTTTGTTAATTATAACTGTTAATATATTTATAAATTTATTTCAATTTTATTTTTTATAAAAATATTATTATTTTATAGTATAAAATAATAATGTCACTAAGTTCATTACTTGTAAAACATAAACATAATTTGGTAAATTATATAGAACCAAGACCTATTAATTACAAAATGAATCAAAGTTTTAATACAAATTACGCAAACATATCAAATAAAATGCGAATATCACAACGATTAATGTTAGGTGGTTCATCACAACAAGTTCAAGTTATAGGTAGATATGGAGGAATCACACAATTTGGAAATTTTTATTTAGGTAAACCCTTAATAATAAATTATCTCGGACGTACAGAAGGTCAACCCGGAGGTAGTGGCACTCCCCCAAGAAATAGTTTTTAAAAATATCTATTTTTAGCTTTTATATTTTTAAATATTTTTTTTCATATATTTTTAATATGATTTTATTTAGAAGAAATATATTTTCTCTTATAACTTTATAATGACGCGTTTTACAAAAAGTGGAAATGGAAATTATAAAGTACATGGTAAAAATTTTGATATGTTAATTGGAACACGTGCTCAAGTATGGCATGGAACAGCATTTAAGACGTCTGGTGGTCTTACAAAATCCAATTTATTACAAAATAAACACGGACGTATTGTTTCTCGTGCAAAACATTCAACTGCTAAAAGAGAAAATCGTTTAGTAAAATCAGGATATGGTACAAAGAAAGGAAAATTTGGTTTTGTTAAGTTAGGAAAAAGTAAATCAAAACGCGGTGGGGCTTCTGGTCTTTTTGGAAACATGGGTTCTTCTAGTAATAGTTCTTCTAGTAATGGTCCATCCGCACCTAGTGTACCTACTTCTAAGCCATCTGATCCAAATACAAATTCTAATTCTAATACTTCAAGTAACATGAAAAACAATTTACCTAGTAATCCACCTTCAATGCCAAAAGCACCATCTATGAACAAAACTGGAGGTCGCAGACATAGATCTAAAGGTAAACATAGTCGTAAAATGAGAGGTGGTATGTATGCTTTAAGTCCTCATCCATATGACGGAAAAGGACAAGGTACATCTGGTGTAAATCTTCAATTTGTTGCTGGAAACTCAGGTTAAAAAAACAAAAACAATTAAATTTTAAAATTAATTGAAAAAATTATTATATTATAAAAAATATAATAATTATTGATTTTATTTATTATAGTATAAAAATAAGCAAAAATTTAAAAAAATTCCTAATGTCATAAAAATAGACATATTGTAACTAATTTGTTTTCTAATACGTATAGTCATTATCTCATTTATATCTGAATAACCTCCTGGTTTGTAAGTTGAAAGTAATAAAAAAATAAGTGAAAAAATAAATAAGAAAACAGCCTCCGTGTATATAATTCTATGTTTAATTGTATTTTTAATTTTTTGTCCAATAGTCTGGAGAATATAAATATTAGCATAAACTAAGAATGAAATACCTAATGCACTAGTAGAAATATCATTCATTTTATATTTTTCAATGGTAATATCTGTTAATTTACTAGTTAATGAAACTTGGTATAATAAAAATGTATTTAATAAAATAATAATAATTGCTGGTCTAATATTTTCTTCTTTATGAATTATATAATAAGAAAAAAGTCCTAAAATCAATATGATTGAAGATAATAAAATAAAAAAAGGTAATCCTATGTAATTAAAATAAATATTACTAGTTTCATAATCTAAATCTTTTATTTCATAACCAATACCAATAACACCATTTGTTTTACTATTTTTACCGAATTTTTTAAAATAAGAAATTTTTTGAATGGGTCTATGATTAAATGGATTTTCCCAAGAATAATTTATAATATTACACCCATTAATTGTTTCATCCATGTAATACATGGATTCTATTAAATTAAAATTTGTTGGCGAATGTTCTAATACGGTATATCTATTATTTACAATATTTACTTCATCATTAAAATCCAAATTTAGTAATTCTTTTTGATAAGACGCACGTAAAATAAAGGTAGAATGATTATTATTTTCTTCAATATTATCCTTTTCATAAATAAATAAATAATATTTTTTTTCTTTGAATTCTAAAATCTCATTTTTATTGTTATAATCAATCCATTCTAAATATGACATATGATCAAGCAATTTTACGCGTTCATTTAAAAAATTAGTCATCAACATTTTTAATCCTTCTTCATTATCTAAATTAAAATTTATACTTTCAATATCTATAGAATTAGCGTATATTTTTTTCCAATTACGTAGATATAAGTAAAAACATAAATATTCAAAAATTAAAATACTAGTAAATAAAATAGTTAATTTATTCATATATTATTATATTATAAAAAATATAATAATTATAATTTTATAGAAACCAAAATAATTAACAATTCATAAACCAAGATACCTCAATAAATTTTTCATAAACAATGGATTCAGAAATTTTATAATAAAGATATTTTTCAAAATAACGTTTACTTACAACTAATTTATATAAATTTATTGTACAAAATTTATAATAATGGTTGTAAGCCTCGTCAAAGGATAATAAAGTAATATTATTTTCTTTTTCATATTCCTTTTTAATTTCTTCTTGTATGTATTTAAATGAATCATTAATATATAATATTTTATCCCATAATGTACATGATATATTTAATATATATTTATCTTCAATAATTTCTATATTTGGAAAAAAATGTTTCAATATTCTCAATATGTTTTGTTCACTAATGTTTCCATTTGTCATTAGTTGTTCGGATGTTTGTTTTGACCAAATTTTAAATAATGAACATAATTCATCTACTTCTATTTCATTATCAAATGATTCGTCATTATTATCAGATGTATTACTGGTAGAAATTGTTAATTCCCAAAATTTTATAAAATCTCTCTCAATAGGTAAAAATTTACTTGTAATACCAATAAACGAATCTGTTTCTTCCTGATAATTATATTTTTCTTTCATTAAATTCTTGAATGTATTTGAATAGATCATATTTGGAAAATGAGAATCTGATAAAAATTGTTTCCAGACAAAATGTAAATTCTTCCATTCTATTTTTATATCATTTTTGGTTTCCAAAATATATTTACTACAAAATTCTTTTACAATATTGTGTTGATTATTATTTTTAATATAATTTGTATAAAGTTTTAATTCTTCATCTGCATTACACTCAATAAAATTATCAGAATTTTCATAACGAATAGAATAATGTGTAGAAACGCATAATAAATCCAAACCAATTTTTTTTAATACATCAACCCACAAATTATATGAAAAGGTATTATTTATTTTTATCAGTCTACACTTATCATACGAATGATTTTCATGATATTTTGTCATAAAATTATGAGTTAGGTTATTTATTCCAATCGTGAAACTAGCAATTGTATCTAAGTCACACAATATTTTTTTCATAGATGAATTTATTAAAAAAATGAAATTTTGATTTTTTTTGAAAATATTGTCTCCGATAATTGTTAAAAAATATTTGGCTTGATTTTTAGAAGTAAAAAAAGAAGGATATAATACGTTTAATACATTTTGAATTGTTTCTGACTCCGGGATAGAATTAAACAAACTTCTCTCTTTGATTTGTTTTATAACATTTATTTTAGTTTTATATTTCCATTCTAACAACACCCTATCTTTTGAAATACTAGATAGTAATTTATGTATGATATCATCTTCTTTAATAATAAAATAATTTTTACCATTGTATTCATAAAAACAATTATTGGTAGGTAAGTAAAAATATAGGTTTTTGTTTAAAAAAACTTGTATAAATATTTGTTTTTCATTTGTTAAATAAGTATTTCTATTAAGACGTTTTTCATAATTATTATTTTCATATTCTAAGGTATTTGGCAAATAATTTACAATATGGTTATGAATTCTTTGTAATATATAATCATTTCCTTGATATTTTTCAATTAATTCTGTGATTGCATTTTCACATTTAATTTGAAGTTCTGATGACATTATATGTTACTCATATTTATATATTTAAATTAGTTAATAAAAATATTTATTTAATTATCATTTAATACAAGTAATATTAAAAAATAATATAAGCTATAATATATTTAAATATGAAAATAAATATGCGATACTTACCTAAAATTTTGTCCAAAAAAGATAAAAAAAAACAATTGAGTATGTTGTTAAAATCTAGAAAAGCTTATAAAAAGGGATCATATTATACAAGAAAACAGGTATCCTCATTCAAATCCAAAAAGTCACCTCATATATTAAAAGCGGAAAAAATATACAAATTAGATAAAATAGGTGCAACCGATGATTTAGCAAAGGCAACCAAGTGTTCCAAAGAATCTTTAGCAAAAATAATTGAAAAAGGAGAGGGTGCCTATTATTCATCTGGATCTAGACCAAATCAAACCCCGCAATCTTGGGGTCTAGCAAGACTTGCAAGTTCCATAACTGGTGGAAAAGCAGCTGCGGTAGATTATTATATTTTGGAAGAAGGATGTAAAAAAAATAGTATGGCACTTACATTAGCAAAAAAAGCAAAGAAAAAAGGAACAAGAAGAGCGAAGAAAATAAATGTTTAGATAATAGTTATAATAATGATGATGCGTTAAAATTGTAAAAATTATCATTTTTAAACATAAGTATTTAAAGATTAGAATAAAAAACTAGTATAAATGTCTAACTTTAATAATAAAACTTGTAAAAATCAAACGAATGAAATATCTAGTAATAATGTTTTGACGATCAAAACAGTTCAAATTGCTCCATTTAGAACATTAATGACCGCATTAAAAGACATACTTTTGGAAACAAATATTACATTTGAACCCGATGGAATTCGTATTATAAACATGGACAAATCTCATACTATTTTAGCGCATTTATATTTAGCAGCACAAAATTTTGAATTTTATGAATGTAAAAAAGAAAAAATTATTATTGGTGTAAATATGTTTCATTTATTTAAGTTAATTAATTCCATTGATAATGATGATACATTGACAATTTACATAGAAAATTCTGATTATGTAGATGGAATTGTATCTCATTTAGCCTTAAAATTTGAAAACGGAGAAATTAAACAATGTAAGACGCAAAAGTTAAGACTTATTGAACCTGAACCTGAGGAACTTCAATATCCCGATGTAAAATTTTCTTCTATCATTAATCTTCCATCGGCCGATTTTCAAAAGATTATTCGTGATTTGTCATGTATTTCAGATAAGCTTGAAATCAAATCTGTAGGCAATGAATTGATATTTAAATGTTCAGGTCAATTTGCGTCTGCTGAAATACATCGTGCAGAAGCAGATGGGAGTATGGGCTTTATCTTGAAACAAGATTCCTCCAAAATAATACAAGGAGAGTTCTCTCTAAAAAATCTGGGATATTTTATTAAATGTACCAATTTATGTTCTCAAATTGAAGTTTATTTAGAAAATGACTTGCCGCTTGTTGTGAAGTATAATGTTGCTAGTTTGGGAGAGATAAAACTCTGCCTCGCAGCGCTCCCCTCATCGTAACATATACACATAAATTGTTACCATATATCGTAACAAATATAATTATATTTTGGTAGGATGCATTTTTTAAAATATAAAATTGAAATTATAAATATATTTATATTATAAACAAATATAAAGATATAAGAATATATAAGATATGCCTATTAAATATACATATAAACAAGTCCAAGATATATTTACACAACAAAAGTGTATCTTAATAAGTGAAAAATATGAAAATCAGTTGGGAAAATTAAAATACACTGCTTCTTGTGGTCATGAAAATATTGTTATATTAAAAGAATTTATTAATGGAATTGGGAGAAAGTGTAGAAATTGTGCTTTAGAAATTCCAACTTACGAAGATATTGTGAAAAAATTTCTAGATAAAAATTGTATCGTAACCATGGATAAAGAAGAATTTATTTTGAATTATAAAAATAATAATTGTAAGATCAAATATAATGCTTCCTGTGGACATGAAAATAATGTAAGTTATAAAAATTTTAATACATTAAATCAAGGTATAAATTGCCCCAAATGTGTTAATAAAAATACAGGCTTAAAATTAAAAGAATTAAGAAGTGGTGAAAATAAAAGTAATTTATTACAAGAGTTTAAGTGTATTAATTATTTTAAAGACTTAATAAGAGATTATTTTACAACAATTAAATCTTTTGATGGGTGTAAAGCTGATATTGTTATTAAAAAATGTGAAGAAATAGAAGATTTATGGTTAGGAATACAAGTTAAAACTACGAACCAAAAAACAGACAAACATCAATATTATTTTAGATTAAATAACGGAAAATATGATGATTGTTTATTATTATGTGTTTGTGATGAAGATAAAAAAATGTGGTTAATTCCGTATGAAGAAGTAACCGGATTAAAAACAATTGGAATCGCACAAAAATCAAAATATAATAAATACGAAGTAAATAAGGAGACACTAATTGAGAAATTAAATTATTACTACACTATAATCAATAAATTTGAATTCAAAATATTAGATACACCAACAAGTAAATCACAACAACAAGAACAAGAATATCGTAATATAAGAGAAACTCAAATTGATTTTATTAAATTTACAAATAATAGTATGGAAGGCTTTGTTTATGACTTTATGATTGGTTCTAAAAAAGTTCAGGAAAAAGTTGGGTCAATAATTCATGAGAATAATAATTCATATATGTTTACTTTAAAAAAATATGATTGTAGAATAGATGGCAAATGTAAAAATAAATCTTATGAAAAAGGAGATAATGATTTATATTGGTTAAATTGTAAAAATGGAAAATTTTATGTGATTCCAGAAGATGCTTTATTAGAAAATGGTTATATTGGAAAAGAGTGTAAAAAAGAGAAATTATACGTATCTCCAACAAATCAAAATACAGAATGGTGTAATGAATATTTATTTGATTACAAAAATGTAGATAAAAAAAGATTATTAAATTTAGTTCAACTATAAATTTATATTATTTGCTTATAAATTTATATAAATTATAAAAAGTATTCAATA